ATTTTCATTGTTTATCACGACCCCTAATAAGGGGCGGACACAACTTCATAAAGATCCTGGATATGCGCAGCGGGAGCATACGACAAGTTAAGCCCATCATAATACTCCTCCAGCGCAATTTGCTCATCGGGCGTGACTCCAAACGCTAGGAAGAAACTGTACCTAGCCTCCTCAGTAATAGGTGTAATCTTGGCTACTAAGCCTCGAGACAACATCATGAATCCAGATTGCATATAACATGCATCACGAAGTTTACTTTTCACACCATTACGGGCATATGCGAGATACATACTTTGAAAACAAGGAACCCCGTTGGCAATTGCCAACCCACATTCCCCAACGGCTCCTACCCACTTGGCAAAGGCCCCTGGACTGTTAATATCAAACAAGCAAATCGAATCCTTTTCACGAGCAGTGTCAAAATTCCGACACATGACATACTCCACACCACTGATCACAGGGTGCATCTGACAGAATTCTATTTCCTCAAAGATTTCAACCGGTGTTTCGACCGTCATTCGAAACCCCATGTCCAGGAACCATGGGTCGAGACCATCGGAGAAGGCCTTCAAATCCTCTTTCTCCATTACCACCACACAGTCATCACCATTATTGGCCAACTCGATGTTCACTCCACGCTGTGTAGCGTATGAGTAGATCATAGCACACATAATTAGGCAATTGCCCAACGCAGTGTTCATGTCTCCACTAAATCGGCGACCATCAACTGAGTATTTGAGATCTCCATCAGCACAAAAACCCCTACCTTTATTCTTCCGTTGCCAGCGCAACAACTTGCGCAGCTCAGGATCTTTCGGGTAGAGGGCCTCATAGATAGAGTGTTCCCACCTCAGCATGTTCTCGCTGACATGCATGTCAAACTTAGTGGCATCGAGACCAACCGCAATCGGCTGACTGAACCGCTCCCACTTGCGACGAAGAATGGCAGCTGTCTCAAAGGTGTTAAACCCTTTAACAACAACAGGCCCCGTAGACCTGAATACCCTCTTCACCGCCGCATACAACTGATGCTCAATATGCTTCAAGTACGTTCCAACAGCAACATTGTATACAGGACGCCTGGGCTGAATGCACCGTGGCGCCTTGGTGGGATTAACCTTTTCGCACTTGACGAATGCGTCACTTCTAGCATCTCGACGCATAACACCATACAATGTGTATTCCGTCACCGCATTCTCATAGATTGTCCTTTTCCGTCCCGTATACATCTGAGCAAATTCCTCAGGGGAAATGCGGGAGGGTGACTCACCAAAATAATGCAACAACTTCGCACGGAATGATGACAGCGTCTTGAATATGTGCTCCCTGTTAGTGGCCGGTGGCGAAACAAACTCACCACCAACCTTACAGTAGTACATACGTTCAAGCAACGCACACTCAAGTGTGTTGATGTCGGGATCATTAATTTTCAAAACACGCTTATCAGGAGC